GTAGCAGATTCAAAGGACCCTAAAGAAAATACAACTGCTGATCTTATATCTAAAGCGTGTAAGAAAAAAGGTATTAAATGTGTTATTGTAAATACTAAAACTACAATCATCACACAAAAAGACGAAGATAAAAATACACTTACTGTTTACAATTATGATGGTAAAAATGGTGAACATACTTTTATAGGTAGAGATACAGTTTGTATAACAAGAGGTGGCGCACTAGAAGATGAAGGTGGTTTATCTTTAATATCAGCATTTCAAAACTCACAAGCATTTATGTTAAACACTAGAGCAGCAATGCTTACTTGTGATAATAAACTAACATCAGCATTATTATTTGAGAAGTTTGGTATACCTACACCTAGAACAGCTTTTGTATCAAATGAAAAAAATATAAAAACAGGTTTAGATATGATTGGTGGTAAGTTTCCAATCATTATGAAAACACTAACAGGAACTCAAGGTGTTGGTGTAATTAAGATAGAAAGTTACGAAGGCTTGATGGCGACAGTACAAGCGATGTGGAAGTTAAACGCAGAAGTTTTAATACAAGAATATATGGAATGTGATTTTGATGTAAGAACTTTTGTTGTAGATAATAAGATATTTGCTAGTACAAAAAGAACTCATAGTAGTTATGACTTCAGATCAAACACACATAGAGGTGCTGAAGCAGAACCTTACAAGTTAAGTGAAGAAGAAATAGAACTCGTTTTAAAGACCGCTAGAGTGTCCAGAGCGTATATGTGTGGCGTAGATCACATTGTTTACAAGGGTAAACCATATGTTTTAGAAATTAATGGTAGTCCAGGATCAGGTGCTGATTACGAAGGTTATCAATATAAAGATTACTATTCTGATCCAGAACCATCTGGTAGAATAGACGGCGAAACAATGATGTCTTATGTGGTTGATTGGGTATCAGATAGAACGCATTGGGATAGACAATCACTTATAGAATGTGGTTGGTTAGAAACTGTCGATTTAGATGAAGTGGGTAAAGTAAGAGTTAAGTTTGATACAGGTAATGGATCAGCGGCTTGTGCTTTACACGCAGATGAAATTATAGAATCAAAAGGTAAAATAGTAAAATGGAAGTATGATGGTAAAGTTTATACTAAACCAAAACACGGTACAAGTGAAGTATTCAGATCAAACGCCACTAACGAGCCGTCAGAAATAAGACCAACGATATTAATGGATTTAACATTTAATGGTTTTACTTACAAAGATGTAGAAATAGGCTTAGACCAAAGACCAAGATCAGGTTCTGATCTACTGGTAAATAGAGATTTAATGCGACAAATGAATATTAGTATCAATCCTAATAGAACGTTTGTATTAAGTAAACGATTAAGACCGATTGAAAAAAAAGGTAAACCTGATAAAGTAGGTTTTGAAAAGAAATAACATTGACATTTAAGTCAATGTGTGTTATATTATAAACAATTAAGGAGTTATTATGTCAGATGTGAAAATATTAAGATTATCAACAGGCGAAGATGTGATCGCCAAAGTCACAAACAATTCAGATGCAGGAACGGTTACACTAAAGCAACCGTTTGTGATTATACCTCATCAACAAGGTCCAGGAAAACCTGTTCAATTAATGATGACCTTGTACAGTCCATATTCAAAAAACGATACAGTAGATTTAAAAGATGCTAATATTATTTCAATTGTTGATCCAAAAGATGAAATACTTACATCATATCAACAAAATACAAGTAGTATTTTAACAACACCAGGTTTAATTACGGAATCAAAATTACCTAAACTATAATGATTACAATAAACTTCAAACGAGGACAGGAAACCATTCCAGTCCAAGTTGACGAAGGTGTAACCATTATGGAGGCGGCCAGAGATTATGGTAATATACCTGAAGTACCTGGCGATTGTGGTGGTTGTTGTGCCTGTGCAACTTGTCATATCAAAGTAGATGAAACTTGGATAGATAAGATAGGTAAGATAGATGAGAGTACAAGTGAAGGTGCTCTTATTGAATACGAAAAAGGTTACGATCCAAACGTAAGTAGATTGGGCTGTCAAATTCAATTAAATAAAGAACACGATGGTTTAATCGTACATTTACTTGACAATTATAAGATTTAGTGTTATATTAAATTATGAACTTTTATAAAAATGTTATTGAACATAGAGGTAAACTTTTAGTACGTGGTATCCACGATGAAAAAGAATACAAAGAAAAGATTGATTATAGTCCAACACTCTATGCTATAACGCAAGAAGAAACAGAATTTAAAACATTAAAAGGTCAACATCTAAAACCAATTACATTTGGTAATATCTCAAAAGCAAGAGAATTTAAAAAATCATATAATACAGATAACTCACCACTATATGGTATGGACCGTTATCAATATCAATATATCGCAGATGAATTTCCAAACGATATGGAATTTTCAAAAGAGTTTATAAAGATATTTACTGTTGATATAGAATGTAGTGCGGAAAATGGTTTTCCTGATGTAGAAAATCCAACAGAAGAAATACTTGCAGTCACAGTTAAAAATCAATCAAATAAACAAATTATTACTTGGGGTACAGGTGAGTTTAAGACAGATCGAACAGATGTAACTTATATAAGATGTAAGTCAGAAAAGTCTTTGATTATGGAGTTTATGAAGTTTTGGATTAAGAACTATCCTGATATTATTACAGGTTGGAATACAAAGTTTTTTGATATACCTTATTTGATGAATAGAATATGTCATATTGTAGATGAAAAAGTTATTAAAAGATTTTCACCTTGGAATTTAGTTGAAAGAGAATCAATTGTAGTAAGAGGTCGACCACAAACTCATTATAATATTTTTGGTATTGTAATGTTAGATTACTTGGACCTATACAAAAAGTTTATTCCAACAAGACAAGAAAGTTATAAACTAGACTACATTGGTAAAGTAGAACTTGGTAAAGGTAAAGATGAAATGCCTTATGATACTTTTAGAGAATGGTATACAAAAGATTTTCAATCATTTATAGATTACAACATACAAGACGTTGAGATTGTTGATGGACTTGAAGATAAACTAAAACTAATTGAACTTGTATTAACTATGGCGTATGAAGCAAAAGTTAATTACAATGATGTATTTTCGCAAGTAAGAATGTGGGATATGTTAATCTATAACTTCTTACGAAAAGATAATATAATAATTCCTCCAAAGGAAGATAACGTCAAAGAAGACAAGTATGACGGCGCTTATGTTAAAGACCCAATCACAGGTATGCATAAATGGATAGTATCATTTGACATTAACTCTCTATATCCTCATCTAATTATGCAGTATAACATTTCGCCAGAAAAAATCATTGGCGTTAAATCATCAGGCATTTCAGTTGATAAGTTGTTAAAACAGGCGACACCATTAACACACTTAAAAACTGAAGGTGCCTGTATTACTCCTAATGGCGCAATGTTTAAAACAGATGGACTAGGTTTTCTACCACGACTATTACAAAAAATGTATAATGATCGTGTTAAATTTAAAACATTAGAGTTTCAAGCAAAACAAGAATATCAAAAGACAAAAAGTAAAGAACTTACAAATAAGATTGCTACATATCACAATATACAATGGGCAAAAAAGATTGCACTAAACTCGGCTTATGGCGCAATAGGTAATCAATACTTTAGATATTATGATGTAAGACAAGCAACTGCGATTACAACATCAGGCCAGTTTGTAATTCGTTTTATTGAAAGTAAAGTAAACGAATATATGAATACTATATTAAAGACACACGATAAGATTGATTATATTGTTGCGTCAGATACAGATTCAATTTATCTTTGTTTAGACAAGTTAGTTGACCAAGTATGTAAAGACAAATCAAAAGAACAGACTTTGCGATTTATTAATAAAGTTGTTGATGGTCGAATACAACCATTTTTAGATAAGTGTTTTGAAGAACTTGCTGATTACACAAACGCCATTGAAAATAAAATGGTTATGAAACGAGAAGTTATTGCTGATAAAGGTATATGGACTGCGAAAAAAAGATATATGTTAAATGTATTAGATGAAGAAGGTATTACATTTGATGAACCTAAATTAAAAATTATGGGTATTGAGGCTGTGAAGTCGTCAACACCTGAAGTTTGTAGAGGTAAGATTAAAGAAGCAATCAATATTATAATGACAAAAGACGAAGATACACTACAAACATTTGTATCTAAATTTAAAGATGAGTTTTATAATATGACAGCAGAACAAATATCTTTTCCAAGGTCTTGTAATAACTTGGCTAAATACAAACATAGTAATGATATTTTTATCAAAGGTACCCCAATACACGTAAAAGGTGCTTTGATTTATAATCATCAAATAAAAGAATTTAAATTAAGTAGAAAGTATCCAATGATACAAGAAGGTGATAAGATTAAGTTTATAAAACTAATAGAAGCAAATCCATTTAAGTTTGATGTAATTAGTTATGTTACAAAACTTCCAACAGAATTTAAATTAGAAAAGTATATTGATTATGAAGTACAATTTCAAAAAACATTTTTAGATCCGTTGAGTTTTATATTAAACTCAATTGGTTGGTCATATGAAAAGAAAGCATCACTGGAAGATTTCTTTGTATGATAACAAGTTTATTTTTATTATTCATAACTTTACATTGGGGTTTTGCGACTGGCGCAATACTAGCAATGAAAACAGACTGGAGTATACCTAGGTTTCTAATTATAGTTTTACTTTTTAGATACTTACTATTAACTTATGGTCTTTAATACAAACAACAAATATGGAGTAATATATGCAGATCCACCTTGGACGTTTAAAACGTATAGTAACAAAGGCAAGGATAGAAGTCCTGAAAAACATTATCCTTGTATGTCTATCACTGACATTATTAATTTACCTGTTAGCAACATTACTGCGAATGATGCAGTCCTTTTAATGTGGGTTGTTGATCCACTTTTAGATAGAGCATTTGAAGTGATTGACGCTTGGGGTTTCAAGTATAAGACAGTAGGATTTACTTGGGCAAAGACAAATAGAAAGACAATGGGTTTTTTTACAGGTTTAGGATATTGGACAAGAGGCAATCCAGAAATGTGTTTACTCGCAACTAAAGGTAAACCAAAACGGCTAAATAAAAGCATACCACAATTAGTTGTAAGTGAAAGACAAGAACATAGTAGAAAACCAGATATAGTTTACAATCATATAGAGAAGATGTTAGAGGGACCATATATTGAACTTTTTGCTCGTAGAAAACGAGATGGTTGGGAAAGTTGGGGAAACGAAGTTTGATTATAGACTTGACATTATCAATATTATATGTTATATTAATATACGCTTTTGTTATAGGATTATTAGTGATTTGGAACAATGAACAGTTATAAACGATATACATTAAACGATACATTAGAAAGTGAAAAAAGAGCACTCTTTAATGTACTATCCACTTTCGCTGGTGGTGGTGGTTCATCAACAGGTTATAGACTTGCGGGTGGTAAGATATTGGCAATCAATGAATTTGTACCAGAAGCTCAAAACACATATAGAGAAAACTATCCAAACACTTTGATTATACCAGGTGATATTAAAAAATTATCAGGTAAAGACTTTTTAGAAAAGATTAATTTAAAACCAGGTGAACTTGATTTACTAGATGGTTCGCCACCGTGTTCAGCGTTTAGTATGGCAGGTTCTGTGTCACACGGTAAAGGTAATACACACGCAGATGCTTTTGGAAAGAAAAAAAAGTATAGTGATATTGAAGGTGTAGAAAATGTTGAAGATTTATTTTTTGAATTTTTAAGAGTGGCAGAAGAAATTAAACCAAAAGTAATTATTGGTGAGAATGTTGAAGGTTTAACAATGGGTGAAGCAAAAGAATACTTCCATAGAATACAAAATACATTTGAACAAATAGGTTATCTTGTTGTTGCTGATGTGTTAAATGCAAGTTACTTTGGTGTACCACAAGCTCGTAAAAGAACTTTCTTTATTGCTGTTAGAGAAGATGTTGCTGAAAAAATTGGTATTAATTTTATGACAATGTATCAATTATATCCAGAAAAGAATACCAAACAAACAACACTTGGTGAAGCTATTAATGATGTAGTAAACGAAGACCAAGAAGAAATAGATTTACTATTAGAGAAACTAGGTCCACAAACTGCTGTAGGTAAAACTTTGGCAAAGATGCCTAAAGATCCTGATAAGGTATTAACAGGTATGGATTACCACGATAAAGGTCATCACTTTAATTTAAAAAGATGTAGTTTAAGAAAACCAAGTCCAACAATTACAGCAATGGGTAATTATCCTGGTGTTGCTGGTACTTGTCACCCATTAGAAGATAGAAAGTTTACTATAAAAGAGTTAAAAAGAATTATGTCACTACCTGAAGATTTTAAATTAACAGGTCAACATAAACAACAATCAGAAAGAATTGGTCGTATGGTACCACCTCTTATGATGAAAGCACTTGCTGAAAGTGTA